TTCTTGCGCAAGACGTTGCGGAGGTCTTTCCCGGCCTTGTCGAAGAGGCGCTGCACGATCTGGACGGCAATCTTTACGAACTGGACGGCGATGGCAAGCCGCTTTGCGATGATTTGGGCAATCCTGTTTTGTCGAAGAAAACCAAGTCAAAGGTGCCAGCGAGATAGACCAACTGGTAATCGTGCCAGACCCGCCCGTAGTCGTAACATTGACCACTAGCGCGCCGGTGGCCGAATTGTAGGACGTAACCTGCCCGGCCATATAGTTTGCTGGTGTCGCAGTGCTGGCGATCACCACGAACTGCCCAACCGCAAACGCCTTGTCTATTTGCACAGTCAGTGATTTGGAGCCGGTACCGATTGCGAGGCTGGTTGTGGATGTTGCTGAATAGTTCACCGCCGAACCCGCCGTCACGATATCAACGAGCAGCGCGTTCATTTCAGGCACGAGCGTATCAGCCTGCCATGCCACGAAGTCATCGGCGCGCGTGATGAAGGTTGCAGGCGGATCGCTACGACTTGGCGCGGTTGGGGCTGATGTTAGAGGCGTCAAGGTCATGTCAGGCCCTCAATTTCAAGTGAGCAAAGATGGTTGAGCGGGTAAGCAATCTCGATGTTGAAATCGCGAAAGAACCCGTAAATTGCGGTCGAGAGGTATTCGTCCGCGCCGATGTAAAGCGTTGGCGTTGCGCGATACGTGGACAGGATGCGGAACACCTCATCCGACGATGATGCGTCCACCATAACCCTGAACGTGCCTTTTCTGGCGAAGGCGCGCGGCGTGATGGTATAATTGCCGAACTCGTCAGCATTCTTGACGCTGTAGTCAGTGATGCCCACGCCAGCGCCGTAGGATGTTGTGCCGATAATGCGCGACAGCCCGGTGATTAGCGCGCCAATACTGCAAGGATCACCGCTGGCGTCGGCAATAATCTGAATTTCAGGGCCGGATATCAGCGGAATGTCAGTGACGATCAGGTCCGTCTTGCGCAAAATCGGTTCGTAAAAGTACGAGTACCAGTTGTTTACACCGCTATCGGATGTCATCGAATAGGTCTGGTCAAAGACAGTTGTTGCGCCGTCGGTCACAATGACCTGCACCGTCGCTGCGTCCACATTCAGCAGCGCCAAAGCGTCAATGCGCCCGGTCGGCTGAACGGTCACATCGATGCCGGTCGCGCCGGTCGTCTGCGTGCCCACCACTTGGTCAAACATCGCCCAACGGTTCGTCGGCCCGATATCGGCCCACCACGCCGGATCATCCAGCGAATGCCCCGTGTTACCCGCCTGCACGCTCTCATACAGGCGGTGCGTTGTGTCGCTGCGCACCTGATTGCCGAGCGCGTAGGTCGTGCCAGCGTTATAGGCCGCGACCGTTTCGGTGATGTTTGACGAGATCAAAGCCGCGTCGTCAATCGTGGCAGGGCGAAGAATACGCATTACGCTGCCACCGTCTTGATGGGCCGGTCGTCGTCGGTCACGATTGCCAGCGAGCCACCGCGATCCCACCGTTGGTGCAGGCGCATCATGGTGTTGTTTGCGATCACAAGCGTTTCATTGGCTGCGCGGGTTTCGGCGCGTTGTGCAGAGACTTCGGCGCGCATGGCCTGCATTTCGTTCAGCAGCGAGGCATTAACCTGCCCGTTTGCCGCCGCAATCTGCTCTGGCGTGCCCGATGCACCCGCGATGCCAGTAACCGTGCCACCGTCTGCAACTGCAATCGCCGTGTTGAGATAGCCGCGCACTAAAGCTACATCGCGCTGATATTGCGCAGACGACGAGGCTTGATCCTTGGCGCTTTCGAGAAAGCTTTCAGCAGCGCCACGCAGGTTTGACAGCGCATCAGCATTGCCCGCCGCCGCCATTGCGCCGGTTGCCATGAGAGACGCGCGCGAACCGCGATAGGACGCCACACCATCGCCGCTTGTCAATTCATCGCGGAACTTGCGCAGATCGTTAGCGAAACTACGGAACTTGGCTTGTGCAGCCTCTGCCGCCGATGCTGCGTCTTGCTGCGCCGTGGCAAGGTCTTCGGCTGCATAAATCTGGTCCATGAGGCCACGGAGCGACGATTCCGTTTCGCTGCGTTCAATGGTCCGCTGCAAGGCCAATGCACCCGCTGCGTTACCCTGTGCCTCCATGAGCCGCACTTCAAGGTTCCGGCGTTCGTTCAGCTTGTCGAGTTGCTTTGCCGCGTCGTCGTCAATCGCCTCTTGCCGTTGCAGGGCAATCAGTTGTTCGAGTTGCGCATAGTCGGAAGCCGTAGCGCCTGCCTCGTCGAATACCGTTTTGAGTTTGGCGAAGCCCTTGTCGATCTGGCCGAGAGCATAACCGAGCGGGTCCACCTTTTGCTTCAAGCGGTCAAACACATCGTTGAACTGCAAAGCCTTGGTAAGCTGCGCGTCGATGTCTGAACCAGCCCTCAGCAGGCGTTGCGCGCCCTCGCTAATACCTGCGACAGCACCGTCCTGAATAGCGTTGAGTAGTGCGATCCGTGCAGCCTCTGCACCATCCTTGCCCTTGTAGAGCAAACCGCCGGGGTTTTTCGAGGTGACGTTAGCGCCCGCGCTGCCAGAAACGCGGAACTCGTCTTTGCGCGTGCCGATGGTGAAGCCGTAAGCCCCCGCCGATCCGCCAAGCGCCTCGATAATCTTGTTGATCGAAGACCCGATGCCGCCCGCCGTGGTATTCGCCGCGCCTCTGGCATCACCGTTGTTGCCACCCAACTGGATAGCGCCGTTCGACACGCTGGCAGAGCCGGTCTTTGCCTTGCTGAACAGCCCTCCGACAAGGCCACCCAGCACACCGCCGACGATAGAGCCGATTGGACCCATTGCAGAACCGAGCGCACCGCCGACAGATTTGCCGATAGCCTGACCTGCAACCTTACCGATGACGCCGCCGACTGCCGAGCCAAGGCCAGAGTTTTTGGATCCGTTGATCATCTGCCCCGCCGCCATGCCAACACCAGCGGATTGCAGCGTCTTGGCAAACGATCCTTGCCCACCGAATACCGCGTCCAGCTTCTCGCTCAGGATTTCACCAAACGACTTAATCCAGCGTCCATTGTCATCCATGCCGGTCGTGTAGGTATTGTTCAGCACCCCGCCCAATGACTTGCCAATGATGCCCAGCGGCCCATTGACGTTCTGCCAGTTGCCCGAACCGATCGCTTCAAAGATCGCACCGATATTGCCCAGCACCGAACCAAAGCCGCCAAGCCCGTCGAGTAGGCGGATCGTGTCACGGAGTTCGTCGTTCCAATAGGCGGTTGCTTTGGCGTTGTCGTTTGCCGCCTGCATCCATTCGGACGAGCCGCGCGATATTTCGTCCTGCATTTGGGTTAGGTTGGTGTTGAGGCTTGCGCTTAATGCCTTCTCGATCTGCGCCGCCGCCGATTGTGCATCTTTGGCGAGGCTTGCGTATGCTTCGGCCTGCGCATCAAGAACTGGCTTTTGCTCACGGATTGCCACAGTTGCGGCTCTGGTTGCCGCGCCGTGCCCAATGACAGCTTTTGTCAGAGTGACCGTAGTTGCCTGAGTTCGACTGGATGAAGCATTGATAGCGCCCTCAGCCTCTATGATCTGCAAGCGCGTCTGCCGCAAATCCTGCTCCCTGACAGACGTGTCCTTGCCCTCACCCCTGAGCCGAGTGATCTGATTTTCTATCTTGAGCCTTTTGTCTCGAAGAGCGTTCAACCCACCTTCGGCGCTTGCTTCCTTGATGCGTTCCGCCTGCAATTCGCGCTGCTTGTCGATCAGGCTTTGCAAGGCCGTGCGGGCGGTATCTGCCGCCGTCACCGTGTCGAACAGCCGCGCGATAAATGGCGACAAAACAATCGCAGCCGTCGAGAGCGCGACACCCCAAGGCCCGCCGAGGAACGCCGCAAACTTGGACGTACCACCGGCCATCAACTGCACTGCTTGGAGCGTCTGACCAAGCTGTGTGCCGAATATCTGTGCAGCGCCCGCGCCCGACGCATACATGGTGGCAACGTCATTCAACTGATAGCTGAGCTGCTGCATCCCGGCTTTTTGCGCGCCTGCCGATGCCGTGACCCGGTTCATCTGCGCTTCGGCCCCGATAAGGCCCATACGCAGCTTGCCAGCTTCGCTAGATGCCTTAACCCATTCGCCCTGAAAGCCCTTGGTTGCCTTTTCGACACGCCCGCCCGCAGCCGTCAACTTGTCGAGTTCGCTCACGCCAGTTTTGACGGCGGTCGAATCAATTTTCAGGTCAAGGGATGCAATGTCGGTCATGGACCATCCGGCGCGAGCTATGAGACGGGAGCCGCTGGCGCTGCCAGTTGCATGAGTCCCGGCGCTGCCGGATTTGCTTAACCCGCTGGATCAAGCCGTTGGAGAATCGCTTATTGTGGGGCGAAAGTCAACCTTAGCGGATGTTCACTGCCCTACCGATGCAATGAAGCATTTGAGGTTAACGCTAGATTCGATGTCTTTGGCTTTTCCGTGGAAGCCGAGGCCGCTCCAAGCATGAGCCAAACCTTCACCCGCCGCGCATATCTCCGAGGCCGTCTCTGCGCCGTTATAACGGTTCCACGCCTGCCACACCGGCAAGAACAGATAACCAACGACAAGCGCCACTACGAGGCAAAGAGCGGTGATCGATTGATTAATGGTCATGCCCGCACATATCCCGACCACACGCCCACCTGTCAACCTTTCGACTGCGCCGCGATATGCGCCATGTATTCGCCGTCTGCCCGCCGTAGCGCATCGATCTGCCACGCCTCGAACCGAATACCGCGCACCCGTTGATAAGCGTCGATCTCGGTCCAAGGTATTCGTCCAGGCGATCCCGTGCCAACCGGGCGGGTCACATGCAGCGCGATGAAGTCCCGCCACAGAGCGTTGCAGCCGATGGGTAAAGGCGCGGCGTTGGCCAACTTGTCAGGAACGCGGCCTGTGCGCTGTTGCACCGAAAGCAGATGATCCCGCAACGGCACGCCCTCGACAATTTGGTTCAACTCAAACCAATCGCGGGCGTGCGCTGCAAAGCCTTCTAGGGTTTCGGCAAGAAGTTTCCCAACTCGCCGGTCGCTTTGTTGACTTGGGCGCGCATCCACCGAAAACGCATCATCACCTTGAAGGCGGTTTCAGGCGTGCATTCCAGCTTATCCGCGCCCCACTTAATGACGGGTTCGGACTTGCCATCAATAACGGTGCGCCAGCCACGGATGCAGAACGACACGGCGCGCGCGATGGCCGCTTCCTCGTCTTCTGCCGTCATGGGTTCGTTCGGCTTGTTCTTGCGCTGGTTCTCAAACGCCTTGCGCCGCGCCTTGTTATCCTCGTCGCGCACGTACTGTTGAAACGTCGTGCTTTCCGAGCCGATCACCGAAATGAACACGCCGATCCCGTCTTTGGTTTCGGGATGCTCAAGTTCGAACTCGAAGGGCGTCTCTGCCTTTTCGGCAAGGTCGAGGTCTGCAAAATCGAAAGACATGGTATTCTCCGCAAGTTGCCTCGGTAGGATGGTGCTTGCGGAACCGACACCCTACCGAGACATGGTTTATTCAGGTCAGGCTTGACTATCCTGCACTGAAATAATCGTTTGGTGATTGGCCAGCGCCGCGCCGCCCGCGCCGTTTATCTGGGCCGTGAAAGAGAACGTGCGGATCAACTGCTTTTTGCCGTCGTCCACATCGTCGCTAAACACCTTGGCGCTGCTCATAACGAACGACACAAAATCAGCATCGTTGTCGTCATTGTCCGTGACTACCGCGATGATTGACGTTGCCGTTTCAGCGTCGAAAATGTCCGAAAGCGTATCGTTCTCATAAAGCACCGAGAACGTGCCAGTCACCTTCGTATCACCCTTTTGAATGTCGGTGATGGTGTTCGAGCCGATGGTTGCTTCGCCGTGGCTGGATTGCTGGTCAATCGACAGCGACAGCGATGTGACGGTGATAAGGTTGGTGCCGCCGATCAGGATCAAGCCATTTACCGCCGCAAGAATCTCGGTCGAGGTTTCGGCGGTTGGGCTGGTCAGGACTTGCGAACCGCCCTTAGTGCGCTGGCCAAGACCGAGAGCCGACAGCGCAACCGTCGCATTGCCGGTTGGTGGCAGTGAGAAGTCCGCCTTGGTGATCTGCACATCTGGCCAAGTGTGGCTCTTGGCGATGTCCGAGAACCATTCTTCGAACGTGTAATAGTCGTTCGTATGACCGCTGGTTGGTGCCCATGCCTTCTTGCCCATCACCGTCACGGTCGAGGTTGCAATCGGCCCCTGTGCGGACAGCGTAGCACCGTTCAAGGTAACGACGGTCAACACGGTTGCAGTCACGCCGGTAACGAGCAAATTGATGTCGCGCGCGGTGCCGGTGTAAGTGCCCGCCGTGATGCGAACAACGTCACCAATCTTGATGCCACCCGTCAAGAAGTCGCCAGTGGAACGGGTCAAGGTGTAAGGCCCTGCGCCTGCGATGGTGAGTGACAGGCCGGTGATGGCAGACGTTGCGGCAAAGTCCTTGCGTAGCAGCGAACCGATAAGTGCCGAATAAGTGAGCGGCGAGAGGTTGCCGTTTACCGTGGCCTGCGACTTTGCAATGCCGTGCTTATCGCCGACGTGCATTTGATGCGAGACGATCTCGTTTGAAGTATAGGTGTCCTTCATTTTCTGGAAGGATGCGGTTTCACGGCGCAGCAACTGCCCGCCCGAACCCGTTGCAGCCGTGCCCTTGCCCGACTGTTTCTTGTATGCAAGCTGCTTGCTAATCCCTTGGGCGACAGGCATGTTTAGCTCCTCTGAACGTGCGAATAGAAACGGATGCGGACAGGCAAAACGTACCTGTCGATTTCGATCTGTGCCGGTGCGATCTCAGGCGTTCCGTCAACCACCACCGTAAAGCCGCCACTTGTGAAGGTGCGGCCCGAATAGAAGGTCGCGCGGATCAATTCGGCGCGGGTCGCAGCCGCAGCCGGTCCAGCGCCAAGAGGGTAGGCCAGCGAGACTTGCAGGAAGCCTTGTTCGCGGTGAATGCGTTGCGCCATTTCCAGCATGGCAGGCGTTGCGGTCAGCAGATAAACGCGCGCGTAAGGTGTGCCCTCGACAGGCGTAAAGGGCGCGTTTTCCCATGCCAGCGCGATAGCAGGCGACATTGCCGAGAGTGCGCTTTCCAACGCCGCACGGATTGCGATAAGGCTCATGGCATAGCCGCCAACGATTCAGCGACGATCTGTTGCCAGCGCGTCACGGTCAAACCGACGATGCCAGCGGGTGCTTGCCTGCTCCAACCGTATTCAAGGCGCTGCGCATACGGCGCGTTATTTGCCAAAAAGTAGACCTTACCCGCCGCCTCTGTGGGGATTTCCGCCATGATCCGGCCTTGCGCCTGTGCGCCCGATGGGTCCGCACCGGGGATTTCATTGTTAGGCCGGACGCCAACGCCAAGTTGCCAGTTCGCGCGGAAATGCCCGCCGATATAGCCCTTTGGTGGCTTCGACTTCCAATAGACAGCATCACCAACCGGCGAAGCTTTGTCTATGTCCGAGGCGATACGGATCACCACATTAGCAACCAGATCATCGGCGCGTGCCTTAGCCTTATCGGCAAAGCGTTGCAGGTCGAGTGCGAACGAAGCCATTATGCCCGCCCCCGTACTACGCAATCAAACAGGATAGGCAGGCCAGCGGGTCGCAGCGTATCAACCACCGTTACCGTATAGACCTTGCCGCCCGCGTCGATGTTGTCGTTTACGCCCGGCTCAACCAGCGCCACGCCGTCGCTATCGAGGCCGGAAAGAAGGAGCATCTCGTCACCAGCCACAATCGAAGTGCCGTTGACCTTGCGATAACCCCCCAGCGGAAGGATCACCCCCTTTCCGGTGTGCGTGGTTTCGGTGATGGCCGATGCGCCGGTTGCGGGATTGTAAGCCCCGCTCGCGCGCCGTGTGAGTGTGACGGTCTGCCCTTTGGCGGCAATGATGCCATCAGCGGATAGGCGTTGCGCTACGGTCAAGTGCGGCACAGGGTAGTCATAACCCCGCCCCCCTTGAGATAGGCCGAAAGCGCCATGTCAGCAGCACGGTAACGCGGCGATTGTGGCGAGTGCGCGCTATATTCGGTTTCCAGCGGCCCTACCTTCTCACGGATCACGGCGCGCTCAAGGTCAGGGTTCAACTCACCAGCCAATGCGCGCAGTGCAAGGTCAATGCAGGCGCTCACAACATCGGCGGGGATTTCGGTTGAAGGAATATCCCACCCATCAACGCAAGCGCCGTAGCGCGGCCATGACAGGGCTTGCGCGCGGGTTAGGCGCGTGCCCTTCCAGCGCGTGCGATATGCTTGCTCCATGTATTCCGTGGCGCGGCGAAGGGCGGCTTCCTTGGTGGCTTCCGTGCCTGTCCATGCAGTGTTGCCAAGAGCGGTGTGGCGCGCGTCTGTATCAGCTACGGAGGCGTAGCTTTCTGCGTTCACAAGGCCGCTACCTGACTCGACAACGAGGGTCATTTATGCCCCCGGAATGATGTAGAGCGTGCCAGTGCCTGACGCCGTGATGGCCGCAAGCTTTTCGCCCTCAAGGAAGCCAGTAACCGGAATCAACTGGTTGGCCGGAATAGGCAGGCCAGCGGCAACGGTCGCAGTTGGTGCAGCGCCATGCACAAGGAAGCATTCGACGGTTGAATAGATCAGCGCCCGCGTGTCGCCAATGGGGTTTGTGCAAGCCGCGCTCGACGTGCTGAGAGAGACGCTTTGCTGTCCATCAACAACAGCGGCGGGCACGCGGGCGTAAGGTGCTGTCGTCATTCCACTGTCGCCTTTGCTTTGCGTGTGCGGACAGAACCGCCCTTTACGCCGTCGCCGTCGTGGTCGAGCGGATCAACGAACAAGGTGAAAGCCGCGTCGTCAAAATCGTCAGCGTTGATGATGACGAAAGGGCCTTGTTCTTCACCCCAAGGCATTACGCGAACGGTTCCGATCTGCATGATAATCGCTCCACAAGTAGGCAGGCGGGACCGAAGCCCCGCCCTTTCCCGTCAACCGAGAACCAAGGCCGAGAACTCGGGGTTAACGGTCTTGAAGCCCCATGCGAGGTGGAGTTCCCAAGTGATCTGGCCGTACTGTGCGATTTCCAGCATCAGGTAGGTCATGCCCTTGTTGTCGCTCACGAGCATCTGCTTGATGGTCGGGTTAGCAGGCATGAGAGGCGGACGGAGAGTGCCGACAATGGCGTTGCGTTCAAACGCGAGGTTGGGAACGTAGTTGCTGCCGACCGTCATTGCCGTTGCTGCGGCGGGTATGGCTTGGCGCAAACCGGGAGCAGCCAGCGTCACAACGCCACCCGCCAAAGCACTAGCCACAACATACTTGTTCGTGTCACCTGCAAAAGTGACCACATCGCCAGCCAGGACGGTGCCGGTGCCGGTGATGAGGGTGATCGCCGTTGCACCAACAGCATAGCCAGCGGTGTTGGTCGTGTACGAAGCGCCAGTACCCTTGGTGTGGGTCGCAATGCCCGCCGATGCGTTTGGCAGGAAACCGAACTGGCGATTGATGTTTCCCGAACGGCGTTCAGCGTCCGAACCAGCCTGATAGGCGTTTTGCAGGATGCCCAGCTTAAGCATTGCTGCCTCTGCCGAAGTATCGCCCACAAACTGCATATCGGCCTTTGGAGCGCCATTGTCCGAGAGGATTTTGCGAGCATCGACCAGCAAGTTGACATCGGAAGCGAAAGGCGTTGTGCCAGCGGTGCCGATGGCGCGCGATGCACCAAGCTTCACAGCCAGAGCGGCATCGACTTCGGCTTCGTTCCGCAGCGTCCGCATTCCCTGCATGATAAGCTGGCGCGCCCATTCCTGCGAATCCGCGCCGTTATCCAGCGAACGCAGTTGTTCGCCACTCAGGTGCCAATCGACCTTGCGCGATTTGGTGATCTGGACGCCGACTGTCGTGCCAGTGGCATCCGCACCAGTTGAGGCCACATTGCTTGGGCTGAAGTCAGAAGCAGCGCGGACAGGTGCGACAGGAACTTGAACAGTGTCGCCCTTGGCAACGCCTTTGTCGTCGAAAGTGGTGTTGATTGCGGAAACGACGCCGAACGGTTCGGCTGCGACTTCCTTGGCGGCACTGAAAAGTGTGGGTGCAAGTGCGGTGAGCGTATTGGCCATGTGAGGCACTCCGGGAATAGCGTTTCGGGGTTAACCGCGAAGGCGCTGCCTTGAGTGCGGGTCCCGGCGCTGCCGGAGGTGAGAGGGCGCTGCCCATCTCGAATGTTGCGAAGAATCGCCTATCTTGGCGCAAATGTCAACGGGGCGGTTTTTACGCCACCCCGCCCGCCATTATGCCGCGTCCTGAATAGCTGCACCTGGCGTCTCAAAGAACTTCGCGCGCTCGACAGGATTCATCGCTTTGAACTGGTCGTTCGTGATGACCTTGCCCGTCACGCCCCCGCCATTGCCACCGCCAGCACCGCCGCCGCCGTTGATCTGTGCCGCAACGAAGTGCTTGCCCTCGTCACCCGACGCCCATTCTTTCACGAAGTCAGCAAGCGCCTTGTCGCCAACCTTGGCAACGCGGCTATCGCCGTTGGTTACGATCTCGACGCCGCCCGCGTGCATGGCAATCGCCGCCTTTTGATGCACAGGATTGGTGACGCCCGCCGCCGCGAGTTCGGCGCGTAGGCCATTCTCGACAAGTAACTTGCGCGTGAATGCGCTTTCACCTTCGAGTTGCTTCGACGCGGTTTCGGCAATCTTGGCCGCGTCCTTGGCTTCCTTTTGCGCCTTGCCCAGATCAGCCTTAAGCCGGTCGTTTTCGGTTTCGAGCGCGGTCAAATCTTCTGGCTTAATTTCGGTCGCGCCGCGAAGCTTGGTCTTGAGGTCTTTCACTTCGCCCAGCAATTCGTCGCGCTTGGCGAGAATGGGCGACATGGCGTCGTCAATCGCTGCCTTGAGTGCAGCCTTGGTTTCTGGGTCGTTTGCATCAAATGGCATATCGGTTCCTATCGTGTGCGGAGTTCATTCAATGACAATTCGCGACCTGTCCCGCTCACAAGATCGCGCACCGAAATTTTGCCTGCTCTGTAAAGAGCGGCCCGTTCTTTCCCCAGCGTAGCCTCGACAAATGCGTCGGACTGCCGCGCAAGGAACTCGTCAAATGTGGTCTTGCCGTTTATCGGCCCGTCCTTTGAGGCGCGCTGGCTTGTGTCGGCGGGTTCATCGATATTGAGGCCGATCTCGCGGAAGGTTTTAGGGATGGGTGACAGGACGCAGCGGTCGCCAAAGTGAATAGGCGGGGCCATGAAATTAACCTTGGTTCCTGCCAGCTTTTCGCCGTCGAGGTTCCACGCTTGTCCATCCAACGCAGCGCACCGATTGCAGGTGTGGCCGTCAAACGTTGCAAGCCAGCGCACGCCTTTAATTACCCGCGCATTCTTGCGGAACGTCTCCAGCCTTGCCCGATTGGCCGCAGACATCACTGAGGAATGAACCAGCGCACGGGCATTGCGTCGGGCAACGTCCATGATACCCGGCTCCCCGCGCCTGCCGACGATGCGTTGCACAATGCGCTCTTGCGTTTCGCCGTTGATGATCCCCTGCCGCACCTGTGCCGCAAAACGGAATGCCACATCGCCAGCCTGCTTTGCCCACCATGCAGAGGAAGGCGCGCCCTCGATCAGCACATCGTTTCCAAGGCTCAGCAGCGTGGCGTCGGTTGGCAGACGGATATCGACGGGGATAACGTCCTGTATGATTTCCTGCGTTTTCTCGGCAACCATCACCGCAAGGCCATAGGTATCGACAGACGCACCGGCCCGCTTGTGAGCAATGGCAATGATGTTGTCGGCTTCGGATAGCAGCGCCTCAATCTTGCGCTTGCCTGTCTCCGAAATGTCCGCCGATTGCAGCAACAGTCGAAGGTCCGTGGCGAGTTCATCCATCACAGTTTCAACCTGCGCTTGCTGGCCAGCGGCCAAGCGCAGGATTTCAAGGCTGTGCCGAAGCACCGCGTCGGTGATGGCTTGTTCGGTCATGATTTGCCCAGCAACTTCTCGCACTCAAATAGTACGTTCTGGTTTGTGCGGAAAAAGGCATTGGCGGCGCTCTCAATTTCATGAAGCGTTGCTTGCTGCACTTTCTCGGATGCCGCCCGCAATTGAGCGACCATCACTTGGAGCCGGTCTAGGGTTGCTTGTTCGGTCACTCTGGCGACACCCCCAAAACATCCCAAACGGACTGCGCAACTGCACCTTCGTTAACAGCCATCCAACCAGTTTGGCGCAATTGAACGCTTGGGTCAGAACCACCACAGAAAGGGACCATACGGCTGCGCCCTTCTCCATTCAGAAAAAGCAGTGTGTGCTTCTCAGGCCCTACACTTTTATCGACAACAAGCGCGGCATGGCTGTTTTTAGCGACAACTCGCTCAATCCATTTCGCGCCGTCAATCGCTTCATCGATAGTCACGCCGCCACCTCAAACACCTGCAACTGGCCACTGTCGATCATGCGTGGTTTCCAGAACTGCCACCACTTGCGTGACGGGTTGCGGATCATGCGGTTAAATCCCGCCATTGTGATCTTGTCGCCTGCCTCCATCACGCCGCTATACTCCCCAAATCAGGCCGAGCCGGACCCTGCATCTCGACTTCCGCCGCGTGTTCATCGAACGACTTGGCCCCATCGATCAGGTCGGCCCGCTGCAACAGCCCGAACAACTCACGGTCGGACAACTTGCCCGCTTGTACCGCGCCAACCAACGCCGTGAGTTCCTGCGCACCAAGGCCAGCGGGATTAAACTCGCGGTTGATCTCATACTTCACTTCGCCCGATGCGCCTGCCCATTGGCTGAAAATGCCAAGCGCCCATTCGATTGCGCCAGATACTTCCGTGACCAGCGACGAGAGCACTGAGTTTTCGCCTGCGCGCTTGATCTGCGTTGCGCCAAGCGTTTCGACTTGCCGCGTCTCGTCAGCAATCATCCGCGCACCAAGCACTGCCATGCGCTGCTCAAGGGCGCGCAATGCCTCGCGGGTTTCGGACAGACCTTGGCCGGTGAACTCAAGGAACGATGCTTTTGCCGTCGGTTCCGGAAATACCCAAGCCGACGTTGACCCGATGTAAAGGCTTTCACCCTCGGTCGGATTATACCCAGACACGACAGCAGTAGGCAGGCCGGTAAAGTGCAGGCCGTGGCGATAGTCCGAATTGACCTGATAGTGGGCCACGTTGGCGTCTACCAGATCGATCAACGGCGGCTCATCCAATGCGCCCACGATGCGAAATGGAATGGCAGACAACGGCGCGTTGTTCATCAGCGGCACGACTTCCGAGAGCAAGACCGCCTCTTGCTTATCGTTCAGCTTGAACACGCGCTGGCGATACGTGCCACCCGCGCCTTGCAGATCAAGCACCCGATAACGCGGCTCCGTCTTGCGTTCGAACTCGCCTTCGGAAACGTCGGCACTTTCAGCCAGGACGACTTGCGACAAAACCCAAGCGTTGCGGATGCGCGAGTATTGCCAGTTAATCACGCTCTCGATTTCGTAATACTGGATCGTTGGCCGCAGTCCGAGCGCCTCTTGCGCTGCCACCGATATGCCGGTTGTGTTTTCAGGGCGTGGCGGATGATCGACCAACAAGCCGAACGCGCCGTATTCCAGCATGTCCTCGACTAAGCCCTTGGCCATGTCATCCAGCGAGCAACCAGCCATGTTGATGTCTGCAAGGAACGGTTCAACCGCAGACGGAACTTTGGTCACAGGCGGCTTGCGAAACGCCATTCCAGCAAGTCCGGCAATCGTGCGCCAAGTCGCGTTATAGAAGTCCGAACGCTTCAAGCGCGATGTGTAAGAAGCGTCGTCCTCGTCCTTCAACTTCGGCAAGTACCGTTCGCGGCCATTGTGCATCGCGTCTTGCCCGTCGATGCAATCAGAGCAACGCTGCCACTTTGGTTTAAGCTTGTCGTAGGTTGGATGGGTGGTGTTAACTGACATTTTAGACGCCTCCGATTTTCAGTCGTTGCAGCCCCAAGCCGCGAACGGGGAACTTGTAGAAAATGAAATATCCGCAAGCATCGTTCACGTGATCTAATCCGCTTGTTTTGTCAGGTTCTCCGTTTTTATCATACGCTTGTTTCTCCAATCCTTCAACCAATGAAGGGCATCTATCGACATTTACCTTGAGTTTTCGCACACCATCGCAATGGATCATCTGGTTCATTGCCAGAATGCGATTCTTTACTGGCGGATTTGCAGCCGGTGCCAAAACAGTGAACCGCGCGGCCCGCAACAACGAGATGTCGGATTCCGAAGCGTTGTTCGATTTACGCCCACCGCCCGATGCGTCAGGGTAAACAAATATCGCGTGGCCTTCGTAACGTGATTTGATCGCAGCAATCATGGCAGGCGTGTCGAGCAGGCCGGTCAGTTCATCAACCGCGTGCGGTTCGCCGTTGCGGATCACGAACACCGCCGCCGCCATCTGGTTGACGTTGAAGTCCATGCCGATATGCAGCGGTTCGCTTGACATCATCACCGTGTCGCAACCGTTCAACGCGCGGTCGAACTCTTTGTAAATCGAGCCGCTGGTCAGGTTGACGAACTCGCCGTCGAGATATGCTTGCAAGAGGTTGGTGGGGTAGGACGAACGCAGGCTGTCGATGTAGCCCGCTGGCAGGTTCGCCGCATTGCTCATCGTAGTGGCGCGGATAAGGCGATAACCGTTGGCCGGGTTCTTTTTCCACCGCTCAAACACAAAGCGGAACCCCTCCGGCGTGGTCGCAACACCCACCGTGTTTAACGATCCATCCGGCTTTTTCTGGCGATTACGCGCAATCACCTTGTTCCAAACATCGCGCGCCTTTTCGGTCGGCAGTGTGTCGAGTTCGTCGCAAATACTGTCCGCAACTTCATAGGCCACGATGCGCGCCGGATTGTCCATCGTGCGCAGGATGATTGCGCCGTTGTCCTCGATATCGATCAGGCTATCGTTCTTGTTGATCTTAAACGGTATGCCGATCTCGGTCAGCACCTCCTCGAAACGCGGCATCGCCATGCGGGCGACCAAATCGTAAGTTGGCAAATAATACGCCACCGACTGTTCAGGATAGCCGAATTTCAGCCTCAGAGCGCGCCAGATGGCCGCATGCGACTTTCCAGCCCCGAAGCCCGCCACCATAGCCGGAAACTGCTCAGAGGCCGTTACAAAGTCAAATTGAGGGCGGGTTAGGGTTAGCATTCGGTCGGTTCGTCCTGAACACCGAATTGCAGAATGACGGTGCGCTTTTCAGTCACCTTCGCATCAACCTTGTCGGTCAGCAGCCCATGAAGTTTCGCTTTGCCCATAGAGGCGCTCACAGCGGCGCTAGGTTGCCCAAGGCTATGTGCTAGTGACCTTGCCTCCTCTAACTCGTCTGTGAGGCTCTGGACGGTCACAAGAGCGCGTTCGGCGGCTTCTGCCTGTAGTTCGCGCACCCTTACCGATACCTTACCGTCTGCCATTAATTCCGACGCCTTCACGTTGATGACGGCGGGCTTCATGTTTTCGGCATTGTAGGCGCGGCGATATGCTTCGGATTGATTGCCGGTTTCGATGTAGGCCAGACAGAACGCCTCTTGCTTTGCGGTCAAAGCCATCACCCCACATCCTTCCGAATAGCATCCCGAACCAACCCACCGACAAGCCAGACGTTGGCGATGATACAAAACATCCAAGCTGCGATTGCCCGCCCCGTGATTGATGATCCGAGCATCGCGGCGAAAAACACAAGCGCCATGACCTTCATCACCCCACCCCCATTAAAAAAACATACGCAGCCTGCATTTTCCCACTTGCCAACCGGCACAATGTGCCGCATAGGAGGTTCACAGACAACGGGCCACCGGCCCACCGCAAGGGAAATTGAACATGGCTAACTTTATCCCATCGAACACAGTCATCCGCGCCCGCCCAACGTACTCGCTGGTTGCTGCAGGAGACACGATTGCTCTGGTAGGCGGCAAAGGTCTTTTTCATTTTGCTGCCGAGGTTTTGAGCAACCCAAAGCACTACCTTCGTGCCGACAAAGGCTTGATGGCTGGTCTGCAAACTGCCGATGCAGTTGGTTACATCATGGCTGAAATGGACAACGGGGCGAAAGGCGCGATCATCGTCACTAAAGCGGAATACGCTGCGACTGCCGCAGAACGTGATCGTTACGCGGCTTGGCTGGCTGAATGGAAAGCCAATCGTGCATTTTTCGACGGCATGAACGAGGGCGGTGAAGGCTATAACCCTTACCGCTAAGCCCATATCTGACCCAAAAGGAATTACATCATGGACAAATTTAGATCTCGCCTCGACATTTTCGGCACCACGATCTGGACACCTAACTTCTCTTCGCCGCGTTTGGCTGATTTGCTGGCGGCAATGCTCAACGAGGTCGCTCTCGACAACGACTGCACCGACTTTGCCAGTTTTGCCCGCGCTCTCGATGTTAATGGCGTGAGCTTGACGATGATCCCTAACCACCATGGCCGCCCCGATACGTGGTCTGCCAATCTGCGCGAGGGCCAGTTGATGCTGGCAAAGATCAAGGCCGCAGCATGACGCCCGATACGATCCACGCAATCCGTGAGCGGGCCGGTTATACCCAAACCGGCCTTGCGCGCGTCCTTGGGCTGTCAGAGGCCAGCGGTGGGGATTATGTGCGGGCGCTTGAAAAGGGTCGGCGCTCACCATCAGGCGCGCTTGTGAGGCTGCTTGAGATGCTGGACGCGGGCGAGTTGCCAAAGCGGTATCTCTAACCACGGCCCACCCCCATCATTGCGTTAATAACCTTGCGCATCTCAACCGACCTTACGAACCGCCACGACATCGCCGCAGCTTCCGTCGTGTATCCAAACAAGCTGGTCTGCCGTGTAAGAATGCTTGTCATCAACGTGGCCCGTTCTGAGTTGGATATGGAATTTTGCAGTCGTGTCGGGTGGTGCGCGCTTGCCGGAAACCAGCTTAAACCCCGGCGCGGGGATTAGGTCAGTCGGTAGGCTCATTGCTAACCATCATCAGCGTGGACGCGGCAATCAGCGCCCGCGCTTCGTCGACAGGGATAACCTCTAAAGGCGGCTTCCATTCGCGTTCGTGCAGCCATGCCAGATGCTTTGCGCGGCTCTTGGCGTAGCGGCGGCGGGTGCCGGGAATGAACGCAGCAGTGCGGACTTCGGCAGGCGTTGGCAAGAAGGTGGACTTGCGCAGCAGTTGCGTGAATGCTTCCCGCAAATCAGAAACGGGAATGTCGTTCAGGGCCAACCAGTAAAGTTCAATCCGCTCGGATGCTTCCGCGTCCGAAACCTTGGATTGCGCCGTTGCCATCGCCAGCTTACCAATCATCACTTCGACTTGATCGCGGCGGGCAAGTTCAGGCTCGGCACTGGTCGCGAATTCAGAAAGCTGCTTCGCTGCGTTCCGCCCAACTATCGGGTTGTCGCCGCTCATCAGCAGATCGTGCAGCTTGGTTGGCAATGACTGCTCGGACGTAAGGGTTCCGTGGCTCTTCGTCGTTGCTGGCAGGCCGTGCAGGTTGCTTTGTGCGGTCATCGTACTTGCCCTCAAGGATTTGTGTGATGCGGTCCGGTTTCAGAAGAAAGTCGATGCTTGCGCCGCCCCAACTTCCGGCATCGCCGCGAAGAAACGCGCTTTTCGGTATTCGCTCGATGGCTTGGGTGATTGCTTCCAGCCCATCGGATCGAATGCGGGCTTGGCAGGCTTGCCGCCGTTTCGGGCCAAGCTTGGTGCAAACCGAAAGTTTGATTGGGCCAGCCATCTCATTCCAGAGACGAACAACTTCGGAGCAGTCGTCTCGCTGAGAGAGTGTTTCACCGTTAGGTGAAATACTGGGGGTATGAATATCTTCTATAGGGGGGTCCGATGGACAATCCTTGGACCGTCCACGGACATTCCTAGGACGCTTATTGTGCGAGTTTGCAGCACGGTCATTGCGCTTGCGTTCAGCGTCACGCGCCCGCTTTTCTGCCTGCTCTTTGTCGCGTTGCAGTATCTCTGCGTCCTTGGCGTCCAAAGCCTGAACAGCGATCAAGATCGCCTCAAATGGCGCTCCTGCATCGGCCATCGCCTTCATGAGTTCGGAGGTCGTCACTTGACCACCTTCAAGGTTATCTCTGGGTAGCAGGTGCGGAACAGCGCAGCCCGCAATGGGAAGTCGCGCTCCATCAGGCCACCGGACGGCTTCACGTCCTCTGCAATCAGCTTGCCAGCTTCGCGGTAAACGAAGTCAGGCCGATACCTGGCGTTCTGCCCGTTACCCATTTTGACGGCCAAGCCAGCAGGCCGGAGGTCATAGGTTGGTTCAAATACCAGCGCATCGATGACACCGGCGCGGAACAGCAAGTGCAGTTCGTTGCACCGCTTGGCCTCTGCACCGCTGGCATGGGTGTGTCCGTGGTTGCAGGCGGTCTTGCGCGCTACGTGGAAGTTCCGGCGTGTCATGCCGCACCAAGCTTCCGGCGAAATTCCGCCATGTTCTTTTCGTGTTGGGCAAGGATCATCTGGCGGGCTTCATCAGCGCTGCACCGCATGTTGTTGACGAGGTGCCGATATTCGCCGCGCAACTCTTTCGGAATATGACCAAGGCGCTTTTCTTCGAGTGTTCGAGCGGCCCTTTCACGCGATTGCGGAGTTTGGCTGGCCTGACCTATTTCCCAAAGCCGCAAGGTTTGCATCCGGTGGCTTGCACGTTGCCGGGCTTCTGGCGTCTTGTTGATCGCTGTGATCTTTGCGCGATTACTTTCGCTAAGTTCTGGACGGGCAGCAAATGCCGCTTTCACCTTGGCGATGCGGAGCGCTTGAAATTCAGGATCATGGTTGCGCAGGTGTAAAGCACATGGCTTGCACATGCCTGTTTTTGATTGGCGAGTTATCGGCGCTTGGCATTGCTTGCAGTTCATGCCGCCAACTCCACCAGTGAAGCCTTGACCTCTGCCCAATAGGCAAGAGCAGTGCTTTCACCGATGCCCATATCCTTGGCAGCGGCGCGGATCGTTTGACCATCTGCTACACGGTCTGCCAGTTCATCGCGGCGCGCGATGCGCAGGGCGGTTTGCTTGGCGCGGGCGATGGCAGCGGCTTCTGTGCGCGTCATGCTGCCCGCCTTGCTGAATACAGCGCATAGAGGAACCGGCGGTTAGCTTCGGCCATGTTCTTTTCGTAGCGTTCGTCCATCCATACCACTGTGCGGTCGTAATCGCGCTGCGCACGACGCATCTTGGTTTTGTATGCATGGCGGTAACTGGCGACAGTCTGGACGCATGGCGTGTTGTCGTAATGCGACGCTATCTCGCGGCAGATTTGTTCGTTGCTATCGATGTACTGGACAAGGACGCGCGCCATATCGTTGGGGCTGTTGTGGAACTCGCGCATCACTTCCGCCCCTGCGCGAGAGAATAGCCGGCGCGAATGGCCTTGCGCTTGGCAAGGTTCGCGTTCAGTTCGGCCTCAAGTTCTGCCAGTGGTGATGCGGTGTATTCGCTTACCCGCATCGTTGGGGAATTGCGGATTGCGTCGGCCCAAGCACCGGCATGGCTGGTTGTGTCGATCATGCTGCAATTCCCATCGCTTCACGGCGGGACAATTCGGCCTGCAACTGGTTGACGGTGAACCCTGCCAATGGATTGATTGGAGCTGCGCTCAATATCTTGCGGCCAGCAGCTTCATCACGGCGACCAGCGACCACTTCCAATGCGCGGGCATGATTAGGCAGGCGACGGATAAAACCGCGTTCTTCAAGTGCAGAGATCAAACGATGGACGCCAGACTTTGACTTGAGGTTCATCGCAAACTTCATTTCTTCAAACGAAGGCGAAACACCATCAGACGCAATTACGGTTTCAATGTAATTGAGCAGGTCGTTTTGTTTGCGAGTAAGCATCACGCCGAGACTCCCGCGATACGGCGGCGAATGTCATGCAGCGCAGCCGCTTCCTGCGGCACAATCGCTACACCTCCGGGCGAGGCAGGATGACGCGCCTTCTGGTACTCATGGCTGTAATCACCGGCATGGGTAGCCAGTTCATCGAGATCAGCCGTCGAAGCGTCCACAAGGCCCTTGCCAGCGCTTTCAAGGCACAACGAGGTCAAGTCGTTCGGGATGACTTGGCACACCATCACGAAGTCAGAGAGCGACATGCAGGCAGGAGCCGTTGCGCGCTTCCATGACAGGATGGTTGGCAATGGGATTTTCGTCTCGGCATGGAGACGCTTGGCTGTCAGGCCATAGTCGCGTTCAGCAAGGCGAAGCATCGCCTCTTGAGCCGAAAGCACGTCATGTTTTGTTCCATCACGATCAGACATGATTATATTGAGCCTTATCGGTAGTGTTGAGAGCATGGAAAACCGGACCGATCACCACGACGCCACCCAGCCAGCGACAGCCATCCAAGCGCATGTGCAAAAGGCAATTGCGAAGATTGCGGCGAGGTCGCGGGCTTTGTCGTCGTCCATCGGTCAGTGCCCGCCTTGTTGGGCTTGCAGCCAGTATGTGCGGAGTGCGAGGAGCCAGCGCATGGGTCAGGCTGCTTGCTTTTTGCGAGCGATTGCAGCGCGGGTGCGTTCACCAATTGCAGCGCGACGTTCGGCAGAATATTCACCACGTTTGCGCGTCAATAACACTGGGTTTGCTGGCAAAACTGACGGATCAAATTTCCCAACCTTGATTGCAGCAATCACCGCAAGAAGATCATCCGTAGCGGTAAACCACTCATGACCTTCATGCTGGTCACGAAACAGGTTGTGGAATTGGCGCTCAACAAAATCGAGGCCGGGATATTCCACCAAAACCTCAAGATCGCGCGACATGCGATGAATCCGGTATTCCGGAATGCGGCTTATGCCGATCTTGATAGGGCCAGTGCCATCACGCCTACGCGCAAAATACACGAATTTATTTGTGTGCATCATGCCGCCACCTTTCGTGCTTGCGCGATGACCGGACACAGCTTGGATGCGGACAACTGCCCACCCGTCGCCTTCTCGACTTCAAGCGCCAGTTGCGGCGGCCATTCACGCGAGTTGCGCAATTGAGAGAGGCGGGCCTTGGAAATGCCAACTTGCTTGGCAATTTCGGTCAAGGACTTGGCATCCTTACGGGCCAAATATGCGTCGAGGGTGGTCATGCATTTCGTTTAGCCTATCTAAACGAACCAGCGCAAGCAAAATGTTTAGCCAAACGAAACGACAGGAAAAACCACTTAGGTTATCCTCGACGTATGAGGCCAAGGCACGACATCTATCTAGCAGCGTGGCTTAAGACGCTGAAAAAGAAGCAGGCGGACCTATGCCGCGACCTCGGATGGAACAAAGCCAAGCCGAGTTTAATCGCGTCCGGCAAACAGCAGTATCAACGCGACGACATAAACGAACTTGCGATCTACCTGCACCTGGAGCCCTTTGAGCTGCTAATTCATCCCGACGATGCAATGGCACTTAGACGACTTCGGCAAGATGCAATCAAGATTGCGGCTGTCAGCACTTTGGGTGAAGCAAGAGCCATCGATCCCCCGGAGGAACTTAGGGAGGGCACACACGGATGAGTGAAGTACCAGCTTGGGCAATTTATGGTTTTGGCGGGATGGTCGTTTTTGCGCTTTGCATATGCGCCGATGCGTTGGAAAAAATCGCAAAGAGGATCGAACGCCAGAACAAAATGATCGATGAAATGAGTTACCGGCTTCGCAAACGCTTCCCAGACTAACCCACCCTGTTTGTGATGTGAGGAAAAATTGATGACTGATGCTGAATTGTTGAGCCACTTCCAAAAACAACCCAATGGCATGTGGGCCTGTATCAAGCCTATCCAAATTGGTCCTGTGACAATGGGGCCGGGCGTCTCGGTTTCGCCCGGCGTATCCATCGGCGGGCTAGACTTGGCCAGCCAGCTTGAAGCGGCTGCTAATCGGCAGGGTAAATAACGACCGCAGCCATTGCACCGGGATATTCGCCAGCGGGGGCTTCAACGCGCAATCCCTTTGGTGAGTAGAACGACAACTGCTCTTTGCCACGCAGCACGCGCCAAGCTGAAGCGAGCCGCCCCGCAAGGGTGAACGACACAACACTAACTTCCAGATCATTTTTCATAAAAGCCTCGCTCGATTGAGTGGGGCTTTTTTGTGCCCCGTGTGAGGGTGATAGCAGGCGAGTCGTGACGGTGCGATAAAATTGTTTCGTTAAACTAAACATTTTGCTTGCACCTTCTGTTTAGCCTGTCTAAACATACGTCATCAACACAGCAACCAACCGCTGAACGGATGACCGCCATGAACACACCATCATTCACCACCACGACATACCTCTCACGCGGCCGCATGGAACGCGAGATTGAGGTTGAAGTCGATTACACCTTCGACGGCGTTGAACTGGTCGTCACCAATGCGCGTGACCTGACCGAAGGCCGCGAACTTTCCGACCGCGAATGGGAACACTGCGACGACGCGGCGAACGCTGCTTGCGAGGAAGCTTATGCCGAATGGCTGGCGGATCGCGGCGAGTATCTGCGTGACCAGCGCGAAGACGCACGGTGGGCGGCATGAGCGCCACAGGCTGGGCAATACGCCACGACGCAACCGCGCTGTCTGATCCTTGGGTCGCCAGCAACCTTGACCACTCCGTCACTGTGTTTGGCCGTGACCGTGCAGAGGTCCGCAGCGAGATCGCAGCTTATGAAGGCAGGCGCTGGAACAACGCCCGCCGCAACGCAAACGGGAGCCGGTGAGATGCAGCAAGCACCAACCTACGCCGACTTTGACCGCCTGTTTGCAGCCACAATGGAAAGCGTTGAGCGCTGGTCAAAAGCCGAAGCTGAACTTGCCAAGGCACGTCAGGATATGGCCCGCGATGTTCGGGCACAGATTGCCGCGATTGGGGGTGAAGTGTGACCCGCACCCTATCCCTGATCGCCCGCACTTACCGCCAAGACCCGCGCGACTTCTGGACATGCCTAGCGGTTGTCCCTGCCGCCGTCGTCTTTTGGACCGCTCTTTTTTGGATTGTAGCAGGATGAACGAGACACCGAACCCGCCCGCTTTTCCGGCCTGTAATGAGGCGAACGTCAACGGCACGATGGGCATGTCCTTGCGCGATTGGTTCGCCGGTCAAGCTCTGATTGGCTTCATCACGGCATGTGCCAGTTTTAGCGAAATCCGCGATGACGAGACTTGCGCAATTCGTGCCTACGCAATGGCAGATGCCATGCTTGAGGAGCGCACCGCATGAAAACCATCCTCAACCTTATCACCCAATGCGGCAAAACAATCCGCGCACCTGAACAAACACTCCTGCCCATGACTAAGGAGCAGGACGCCGATTGGAAGCTGTACCACTCCCGCCGCGCTGCCTCGCAACCCCCGATTGAAAGCGCTTCTCCCACCTCCCGACCGTTCGAGGCGCGGTCTAATGGGGAGCAATCGAAATGAATGCTGTAACAGCTATTGAGCCGTCGCTTATCACGGCACTGGTCAAAGCCCTTCCAGAACTGGAAAGCGCCAAGAAGAACAAGGCCAATCCCGCGTTCAAGTCGAAGTACGCCGATCTTGCCGCCGTGATCGAAGCTATTGAGCCGATCACAAAGCACGGACTTTGGTATCGCCAGCATCAGCACGAAAACGAAAACGGCGTGATGATCGAAACGTTTTACATCCATGAGAGCGGGCAGGAAATGAGCGCCGGTTGCGTGTTCATGCCAGCGACCAAGAAGGACGCGCAAGGGTTCGGCTCCGCGCTCTCATATGCCCGCCGCTATGGCCTGCAAACGGCCTTTGGTTTGGCGACAGAGGACGACGACGGAAACGCCGCTGTAAAGTCCACACAGGCTAAATCCGCACCTACGCCAGCCCAACGCGCCGATGTGCCCGAAGGCCCCCTCACAGACGCACAGTGGGCAGTCATCACCGATCTAATCACGCAGACGCATTCGGACAGCAAGGCATTCTGCACCGCGTTCAAAGTGCCAAGCGTGAAGGACTTGCCCGCCGCCCAATTCGACCGCGCCCGCGCCATGCTCAACAAGAAGCTGGCAGCGATGGTGGAGGAACCAGCATGAAGAATATTTACTTGGATTTGGAAACAATACCCAACCAGACGCCTGAATATCGCGCCAAGGTTCGGGAAACCATCAAGCCTCCGGCAACCATCAAGAAGCCGGAAAGCATCATGCAATGGCTGGAGGAAAACGCCGAAACCGCCACAGACGAGGCAGTCGCCAAGACCAGCTTTGATCCTGCCTATGGGCACATTTGCTGCATTGGTTACGCAATCGAGGACGGCCCGACCGTTTCGCTATCGGCAGAGACGACAGACCGCGAACCGATCATCTTGCAGCAGTTTTTCGACGCGCTGCCAAAGATGGGCATGGCCTGCTTCATTGGTCACAATGTCGCCGCGTTCGATATGCGGTTCATTCTCTGCCGATCGATTGTTCTTGGCGTCCGCATTCCGACCATCATCCCGCGCGACATCAAGCCGTGGTCACAAGACATATTCGACACGATGACCGCATGGGCAGGCGTCCGCAACACAATCAGCCAGGATCGTCTTGCTGATGCTCTTGGCCTTGCTGGCAAGGGTGACTTCGATGGCTCGATGGTCGCCGCCGCATGGGCCAACGGAGAACACGCCAAGATCGCAGACTACTGCAAGCGAGACGTTGAAACCGTCCGTGCAATTCATAGCCGCTTTGTCGCGGTTGGTTTCTGAAAGGACTATCAGTGCTTATCCTCACACTCGCAGGCAATGTTGGCAAAGACGCCGTGCACAAGCAGACGCAATCAGGGCAGGACATTTGCTCTTTCTCGGTTGGCGTCTCCACAGGCTACGGCGAAAACAAAAGCACCACATGGGTAGATGTTACCAAGTGGGGTAAGGGTGCCGAAGGGCTGGCCCGCATTCTGCGCAAGGGCAGCAAGGTTGCCGTGTCGGGCGAAATGTCCACGCGGGAGCATAATGGAAAAACATACATCCAGTGCCGCGCCGATCATGTGAGCATTCAGGGCACACCGCAGGGCAGCGACCAGCGCCGCGAACCGGACGGAAGCCAAGGCCATGCAGGCGGGTTTGGTGGCGATGATCTCGATTCAGATTCTATCCCGTTCGCACGCAACAACACGGTGTGGTGATGGCAGAGATTTGGAAACCCGTTCCAAGTGAGCCCGGCGTGCTAGCATCAAGCGAGGGGCGCATTCTATTGCCCCCACGTTGCGCGCCCGTGCATCACGGCGGCTATCGGCACTACATCCCAGTGCCAAGGTTCGGACAAGTAAGCAAAGCCAATAAGGCAGCTACCCATGAGTTCCGTATCATCATGGTTCGGGATGATACGAAGCGGGCAATGCAGCGCCCACGCAAGGTGCATCAACTCGTTTGCGAGGCATTCCATGGCGTGAAGCCATTCCCTGAAGCCGTAGTAATTCATCTTGACGAGAACGCGCTGAACAACCGGCCCGAAAATCTAAAATGGGGCACGCAAAAGGAAAACCTGAACATGCCGAAGTTTAAGGCGTGGCAAAGTTCGCCGGAGCGCAATGCACGGATTGCCGCTGGCAAAGCAGAAAAACGCCGCGCCGCATAATCACCACGCCCCCACAAAGGACAAGACCAATGGCTGAAAGCACAGACGACAGACTCCGCCTTTTGATTGAAAGAGCGGAACGGCTTGAAGAGGAAAAAAAGGGCATCGCAGACGACATCAAGAGCGTTTTTGATGAAGCCAAGGCGGTAGGCTTTGATGCCAAGATCATGAAACAGATCATCCGCCTTCGCGCGATGAAGCCCGATGACCGGCGCGAAATGGAAGCCGTGCTGGACCTGTATAAGACCGCGTTGGGTATCGACTAATCATGGGCTGGTCACCAAACCATAAGCGCATCAAAGAGCGTTACAACCCGAACCCCAACACGGCGGAACGGGCCTTTGAAGAATGGTTGCGTGACCAGCCTTGCTACGGTTGCGGTGGACGCTGCGAGGAAGTCCACCACACCCGCCTAGAGTTTGAAGGCAAGCGTTGGCGCAGAGACCACCGATGGCAGTTGCCATTGTGCAGCCAGTGCCACCGCGCCGCCCATGCCGTCCGTGAAGCCGTATGGCTGGAAAGCATCGGCAAGCGCCCAGAGCAAGCCATCACCTACATGAACGTCCAGTGGGGACTAAGCCAAAGGATTGCAGCGTGATCTTCAAGACTGATTTCACGGTCATCGAAAAGGCTAAGTCCTTTAGCGTGCATGGACGCCGCAGCTATCTTGAGGGCGGCCAATGGGTTTGGTCCTATGGCTGGTATGTGGGGACATACCGGACGCGGGAACGCGCCGAGGCAGAAGCGGAAAGGCTGAATAAATGCCACACCGCATAATCGCCAACGAGGCCGACCTAATCGACCTTGGCCGGTTGCTTGGAAACCTTACCCTGCCGATCACCGTCGAATGGGTGCAAGGCCGCGACCGGACCAGCGAACAAAACAAACTGCAATGGCTTTGGGCAAACGAGGCAGCGATGCAGCTTGGCGACCGTACCGGCGCTGAATTGCAACGTGATTGGAAACTGCGCTTTGGCGTTCCGATCCTACGCGAAGCCAGCCCCGAATTTCGCGCCACTTATGACAAGCATATCCGCCCCCTGCCATATCAGGAAAAGGTGGCGTTCATGGATATGATCGATGTGACCAGCGCCATGAAGGTCCGGCAGATGGTGGCATTCTTGGACGCCGTGCAGCGCGAATGCCTTGAGCAAGGTTTGCACCTGACCGACCCATCGCCCGACTTGGCAGCTTACCAGAAGCGCTACCGGCAGAAGGAGGCCGCATGACCTATCACCAATGGGCCAGAACCCGCAAACAGGCGGAGGAACTGGCCGAACTAGACCGCGACCCGAAAGCGTATTTTGAGGCCGTGGATTTTATGAACTTGCTTGCGGAGGTTTTGGGGAAATGAGCGAATCTACTATTCGGAACGCACCGCCAACGCTTGAATGGGTTGCGACGGATCGCTTGCAGGTTGACGCAGAATATCAGCGCGCAACCGACGGCCCTGCATCACGCCGGATCATTTACGGTATGGTTAAGTGCTGGGATTGGGCACTGTGCCAACCGCTTGTTGTATCAAGGCGCGGCGATGGCTCTTTGTTCGTGCTTGACGGCCAGCACCGCCTAAGTGGCGCAAAGCAGCGTGGCGATATCATGCACCTGCCTTGTGTGATCCTGACAGGTTGCAGCCACACCGCAGAGGCCGAGGCGTTCGTATCGCTCAATACAAAGCGCCAACGGTTAAGTCAGGCTGAATTGTTCAACGCCATGCTTGCCGCGTCCGATCCCGAAGCCGTCGCAGTGTCGGCCATGATCCGTGAAACAGGTTGGAGCATCGCGCGGACAAAGAACGTCGCCGCATGGAAGCCGGGGCAATTGGATTGCGCGCCCATGTTGACAAGGCAGGTCAAGGCGTTCGGTGAAGCGCCGGTACGCAATGCCTTGTCGGCCATGCGTGAAGCCTATCCAGACGTGCAAGTGACTGTGGCGTCCACGCTTTTGCGCGCCCTGATCCCGATTTACCGCGATAACGACATTGAAGGCATCGATCCCGATGTGTTCATTGAGACGTTGGGCAGCATTGAGCCGGGCGGATGGTGTGACGAGGGCCGCGACTATCGCCGTCGCAATCCTGCGCTGTCTGGCAATGAAGCGATTGCTGCCGCGATGGTCAAGGCCGCGCGCGATAGGTTGCTGGACGTGGCAGCATGACCACCCCCCACTACATCACCGCATACCTAACCGAACAAGGCATCCCCCACGATGACCTAGACGCATCGTTCCGAGCCATCGGCCTTGACCAGCTTGATATGCAGGAGATTGCGTTGCTGATCGAGGAACACGCCGGCCATGACGTTCGGGACGTTGTTTACGAAGCATGGCAGACGCTTGCCGATGTGGTGGAGACTGCGCGCGGGCTTGAGGGGGTGGGAGGATGAGTGCACCGGCACGTTTCAAGCAGTCCGATGTAAAGCGCGCAACCGCTGGCGTTGTCAGCGCTGGCCTGTCCATCGCGAAGATCGAGATAGACCACACCGGCAAAATTGTGATTATCACCGGCAAACCAAAACCAATTGCCGAGACAAACGAATGGGCCGACCTCGAATGAACCCGTTGCTGCCAGCCTTTGCCAGCCAGTTTACCGATAATCGCGGGAAGCCGCGCGTTCGGTTGCGCCGGACAGGTTGGAACACGGTCTATGTGCAGGCCGAGCCGGGAACGCCGGAGTTCACCGAAGCCTATCGCACATGGGAAAAGACCGGCAAGCGCGAGATTCGCAGCGCCGAAGTTGTGCCAGGATCATTCGATGACCTGATCGCACGTTTCTACCGTTCGCAGGTCTGGAGCGAATTGAAGGCCACAACGCAAGAAACCTATCGCGGCGAACTGGAGCGATTCCGCGCCAAGTATGGCGACCGCAACGCAGCCACGATGCAGGCCCGTCACATATCCAATCTGATCACCAAAATGAAGGCAACACCATCGGCGGCAAACAACCTGCTAAAACGCCTTCGCCAGTTGTTTGAATTCGCCATCCATTTGAATTGGCGCAAGGATAATCCGGCAAAGTCTGTGCGACGGCTTAAGACCCCCAAGGGCGGCTTCCAGACGTGGCAGGAAGAGCAGATCGAAGCGTTTGAGGCAGTGCACCCACTTGGCACCATGCCGCGCCTCGCGTTCGATTTGGCACTCTACACCGCGCAACGTAAATCAGACATTCGCTTGATGGGTCCGCAGCACATCGACAACGAAGGCCGAATCACAGTCAAGCAGATCAAGACCAACAAGGAGCTTCAAATTCTGGTGCATCCCAAGTTGGCAAGGTCGATTAAGGCCACGCCAGTCAAGGATTTGGTATTCATCGTCTCGGACAAAGGAAGCCCGTTTTCATACGATAGCTTCGGCATGTGGTTCATGCGCCAATGCCGGAAAGCTGGCCTTGAAGGCTATTCGATGCACGGCTTGCGCAAGGCGGCTTCGCGCCGGATGGCAGAGCTTGGCCTGTCCAATCAGATGATCAAATCGATCACCGGCCACACGTCAGACACCGAAGTTGCCCGCTACACCAGAGACGCAGAACAAGTACTTATGGCCGATCACGCAATCAATCGTTTGGCTAGCGAAACAAAGTGCTAGCCAAACTAGCAAATCTATGGCAATGTTTGGGCATGGAAAAAGACCTGCCAAAGTATGTAACACGGTTTACCGACAATCGCGGTTCAACGCGCTTAAGGTTCCGCCGCACATCTTATCCAACCTATTATTTCAAGAGTGATTTTGGGACTGATAGGTTCAATGAAGAATATGCAGCGTGCTTGACCGGAAACTATCTGAGCCAAGAGCAATGCGAATATGAACGTGCAAGGGGCTTGATTGCCAACCTAGAGGCTAGAGACGCCATACTTCCCGAATGCTACATTTATGCGATTGGGGAAATTCAAGGCGATGCGGTCAAGGTTGGTCTTGCAAGGAACGTCACTAAACGCCTTTGCACCCTACAGATTGGCAATCCCCGAACGTTAAGGCTTTTTGCAATCCGTCCCGGCACCGTTGCCGACGAGAAAAAGGCCCATACCGAACTCCGAGATCACTGCATCAAAGGTGAGTGGTTCCGCAAACCAGCAGTGCGCCGATTGTTCGAAAGTGATAAAGTTTGGCTAGCATCCCCCGAAGTGTATTTGGCTAGCAGCCCGCAAACGTCCGAAAATAAGGGATAAAATAATGCTTGTGGTGCGCCCGACGGGGGTCTATTATCCAAGCCGTAGCAGCACTTTAGTTTGGCTAGCAGCCCGCAAACGTCAACGCGTTTCCGCTGCGCCCGCTAAATGTTTGGCTAGCAAAATCGGGCTGAAAGCGGACGGCAATCCACTCCCAGCCCTAAACAAAACGATGATTGGAGCATCGCATGTCTGACCCTGATATCGCGCCCGGAATCCGTGAGCGCAACCCCACCACCCCCACCCCCGTAAAAACGCATACGCCTTTACGCCTGAACGCTGGTGATGAAACGCGCATCATGGATAACAAGGGCTTCCCGCTGATCGATGTGCCGTGCGGTGGCATGACGGGCCGGAGGGTTGCCGAGGCCGAGGAAATGGCCGCGCTAATCGTCCGCGCCGTGAACAGCCACGACGACCTCCTAGCCCTCGCCCATCAATACGCCAGCGACCTACGCCACCCGCCTAGCGCAGATAGCGTTGAACGCCGGTTGGAGCGCATTGCCGCCGTGTTGGCGAAGGTGGCGGTGTGATGAGCAACCAGACCACCCACCACGCAGAGGCGATCTTGCGGGCTGCAACACCGGCGGGATGGATGCTGAAGTCGTCTGGCGAACGCTACATCTGGCCAAACAAGCCCCAAGGATTGGTTCTTAGCGGCCCCCAACGACTAGAGCCGCTCTACACCGCCGAAGCCATCCTTGCGGCTGTGCGGGAGGCTATGGAGGCGAAGTGGTTGCCGATAGAAGATGCGCCGCGCGATTTAACGTGGCTGCTATGCTGGGGACCGGATGCTGGGCATGGAGTGTTTCGGCTAACCCCTAATATGGAATGGGCCGAGGAGCCTGAATACACCCACTTCCGCCCTCTCCCAACACCCCCGCGAGGTGAGTGATATGGGCGGCTTCATCGCAATCGGCATCATGTTCCTGGTCGCCATAGCGCTCGCATATCTGTGCGGCTTGCGTGACGGCTATCAGGAAGGCGCGACAGATCGAAAAATCAGAACGCGCCGGATCATTGACAGCAAAATCCAAGGCACTGCCTTCAAGTTTCCCGAACCCAAGGCCCCACCCCATGACAGCTAGGACAGAGACAGCGCAGTGTGAGCGGTGTGATAGGCCGTCGAAGCATGGGACGCTTTGCGGATCATGCATTGCTGATGATTATGACGACTTCGATCAAGGCGACGATCGTTGCTACGAGTGTGGCGGCGAAGGCTTTGTATCGGATTGCTTTGAAGAATGGGCCTGCGTTGATCCTGAAAGCGGCTGCGACCTTTGCACCCGCCGATGCGACGTTTGCAGGCCACACACCCCCACCACACAGGACACCCGCACAGCCGCTCTAGACGAACTTATCGCCAGCACGGCAGACCAGTATGGAGACACCCAGCCATGACCGAAGTATTCAAAGAACTCGCAAATCGTTTTTGCCAATGGCCACTCCCTGCCGATGTTTGCGCGGACGTGTGCGCAACTAACCCTACTTATGCTTATCCTCGCAGCGGAACGAACCTACTGACCGTGGCGCAGGCAGAACAGATGCTTCGCCATGTTTTGGCCGGTGAGGCTGATTACCGCACGTATTGCGAACAGACTGACCGCGAAGCCGATGGGACAATTGAGAGCCTAACGACAGTCGCAAACATGCTTGAGCAATATGGCATTGCAGAATTGCCAGCCAACGAAGTGGGGCAAGTCGATTTTATGCGGGCGTTGATGGAAAGCGCCGTTGCTGAAATTCGCGCCTTTATTGCCAAGGACAAACAGCCATGACCGAAACCGAAGTTACGAAGGAGGAATACGTCATTCGCAAGGGCAGTTATTATTACCGCCCAAACGCGCAAGGCTACACATCAAGCATAAACACAGCGGGCAGGTTTTCGCTTGAAGAAGCGATCCTGCATTCATACCCGAACGGACCTGACGGGCCGCGCGATAGCATTGATTACATGCCTGCTCCGGTCCGCACCCAAACCGCAGCGGGCTTTCAGGCCGAAGTCAGTCAATGGATGACTGTTTGCTTTGGTGAAACGATCAAGGCCGACAAGGTTGAGCGCTGCGACCGCTTCATTGAGGAAGCATTAGAGTTTGTGCAGGCCGTTGGGTATTCGGCAGATCGCGCCCACGCGCTTGTTGATTATGTCTTTGGCCGTGCCGTTGGCGAAGTCAGTCAAGAGGTTGGCGGTGTGATGGTCACACTTGCAGCGGCTTGCAATACCGTTGGCGTTGATATTGGTGAAGCTGCACGAACCGAACTTGCTCGCGTTTGGACTAAGGTTGAGGCCATCCGTGCAAAGCAGGCTGCGAAACCTACTGGCAGCGCGTTGCCTATCGCGACCCAATCCGCAGCGCAGAATGTTCCGGTGTTGCTGGAGGCTTTGAAGCAAATCCAGCGCGAAACCACAGCAGTCACGCCAGACCTTGAGAACATGGAAATCTGCATTGGCACAATAAACAGCCATGTGACGAAGGTTCTTGGTGCCCAGGCAGCGCCGATTGCGCGATACCGCCATGTAAAGCGCGGGACGGTCTATGAAGTGATCGGTGAAGCAGAGTTGCAAATGTCCGTCGATTGCCTTGTCGATGGCAGCAGCATGGTTGTCTATCGCGGCGAGGACGGAAGGCTCTGGTGCCGGGAAGAAGGCGAATTTCACGATGGGCGCTTTGAAGCCATCACCCAAGCACAGGAGCCAGAATGATGCTTAACGACAGCGACAGCAACATGGCGGCAAACGCAATATGCCACTCCGCCGATATGGCAAAAGCAACTTGGCAAGAAGCTGCATGGGAGCAAATGCGTCCGTCCGTAGTGTTCAAGCCTACGCTCTCAAAAGACGGCGACATGTGGTGCGCTTTGTTCGGTGAAAACCTTGCTGAAGGTGTTGCTGGTTTCGGCCCTCGTCCTGCCGATGCAATGTGGGCATTTGATACTGCTTGGCTGACTGAGAGCGGATCGCACATCATCCAGCGTAAGGAGCCAACCCATGAACGCTGAACAGATTGTGGCAATCTACGTTATCGGTGCAGTCATTTCCGCCATCATCCTTGGGGCAGTAGAAGACCGCTCGCATGATGATTGGGTAGGTGGTTGGTGCATCGCCGCACTTTGGCCGCTTATCTTTGTGGTGATTGCTGTTTGTGCTTTCATTGGCGGGCCTTTCTGGCTTGGCCGTCAGATCAGGAGGCTTTTGCCATGACCACCATCCCCGACCACGTAGGCCGTGAAGCCGTGCGGCTGTTGAGTAAGAACGACCCATGCCTCTACTGGTTCTGGCCTAAAGATCGAGACAACTTCGCAGTCATCACCGTAGCTGAGCTGCTAATGAACCCGCCTGCACCGATGACCGATCCTGATGAGGAAGCGGCTAAGCGGGTGTTAGAAGCTGCATTCCCTAATTGTGATTGCGTTCGCAGCGTAATACTCACCCGCGCCACCGAGCAAATGCGCAAGGAGCGTGAAGCATGGGAGGCGGGACGGTGAAGGTAATAGCTGAGACCGTCGATGAGCAAGGATGGTCATGCACCGTCTATTTTGGCCAAGACGACGAAGCCCGCGATGCAATGCGCGCTTTCTCTGACCAACTCCGCACCGGCCAGCTTGTCGCAGTGGCGGATGATGCGGTTGAGCGGGTTGCGCGGGCGATGTTCATTAAAGAACTGGGTGAGCCGGATGATTGGGATAAGTGGCAAAGCCTGCTTCAAGAGTATCGCAACCTTGCATCAACAGCCATCGCAGCAATGAAGGACACCCAGCCTGCCCTAGCCGCGAAAGGAACCGGCGATGAGTGATATTGTGGAGCGGAAGTTGCGCGCTGATCTTGACGCAGCGAACGAGCAACACATGCCTGTAATGGTTGTGCAGACAACTTACCTGTCTGATATTGTTAAGCACATGATCCGCCTACGCGCCGAACTTGCCGAAGCGCAAACCATTGCGATTGATGCACTAAAGCCGTTTGCCGACTGCATCGAACAAATCGTCGATGATGAAGACGATGAGGAATGGGCAAAGTTCCGGCTGCTGATTAAGGACTATCGCCGTGCAGCCCAAGCAATCCGCGCGCTCAAGTCACCAAAACCGCAGGAGGATTGAGTTTGCCTAAAATAAAACCATTCCTCGACGCGGCCAGACTCGCCCCTATCAAGACAGGTCCAATCCCAGACGATGGCACGATCTATGGCGCTGAACCCAAAGCCATCTTTATCATTGATGCGCAAGGCCGGTTGTTTGAAGTGATAAGCGGTAGGCTATCCAACGGAGAGTTGCGCCAGATCACCAACCCCCGCGCTGCTTTGGGCAAGTTGATGGATGATTGTGACATGCAAGACATTGATTGGGTCAAGTCACCAAAATCGCCGATCCTTTGACACGTTGTGGGGATGTGTTAAAGTAATCGTGCTGCTGTGCTGTGGCTGAGAGGCTGAAGGCATAGTTCGCGACTAGGGGTTAGGATGGTGCATCATCCGGCATCCGTGGGTTCGAATCCCACTGGCCCGCAGCAACAAGGGCGGCGTTAGGACAGGGAGTTCCCGGTCGCGCCGCCCTAACCATTTCAAGGAACCAACATGACCAGAACCATGGCTGAAATTGAACAGCGCTATGAAGCGGACCGTCAAGCAAAGCTGGATCGCATCAGGAATGGTGAAGTCTCTGCAAGCATGTCTGGCATTGAGTATCACCCGAAGCCTTGGGGCGAACTGGATGTGAATAACCCCAGTGATTTGCAGATTATATCGGTTGCTCTGTCTTGGGATGGTTCCAAGCATATTCTCGAAACCATCCAATACCAAAAGTTTGACCGGTCTAGGCGTGTTAAACCCTAACCCCCGCAAACCCCAATCACCACGGCAGGATGCGGCATATACCACATATCCCACGCCATGAGAGCCATCAGGCCCCACATGGCTATGCGTTCAATATGGTGCATCATACAGCAGGGCCTATGTAGAGGTCGTCAAGCGTGTTATCGCGGGCAACTGTCAGATCGGTGGATAGCACGAACCGATTAGTTGATGGCATGGCGTCAAGCACTTGCGGGGCAGCGTTGTCAGTGGAAGTTTGTGCTACGCCGTTAATCAACACAGTGAATGTGTTACCCACAACTCTGAATACACAAAGGTTGGCCGCAGGGTTCGCGTAAGACCAACTTGTGTTTGTGCCGCCTGCGTTGGTGAAGCTGACCCGAAGTGTAGAGGTTGCGTTGCTTTTGAAGAATGCAACACGTGTGCCAGCGTTGATGTTTGCTGGGTCTGCCAAGCGAATGACAGGACCGCCAGCGTTCGGGAATTTCGCGCGGACCTCATAGTTATCAACAAGACTGATATCTGGCAGGCGGTAAACGGTTGTGCCAGTACCAGCCTCGTTTCGCACCGCACCACCGCTAAGAACCAAACGATTTTCATTGCCGCTGGTACGGACATATCCCGCCCGATCATCAAGGAACTGGCCAGATGGGCTTGCAAAGTCATCCGCAAATGACGGCACAGCTTCAATCTGGTCTGTCACGGTGACTGCGATGCTGAACGGCGCAGATACAACGCCTGCGAACGAGGTGCAAGTCACCTGCACATCATAAATGTTATTGCCCCCCGTATCGTCAGGCGCTTCATAGTCTTTTGTGCCGTTCGATGCCCAACGCAGAACCCACTGATTAGCGACGAATGCCACTTCAAAATCAGCAGCATCTACCCCACCCGTAATCGCCCACCGCACAAGGCCGGTGTTCGCTTTCAACGGGATTGATAGCAGTTCGTTTTCGATGTTGTTGTGTGCAGGGCCGGTGACAACGACAGGCGTTTCATTTGCGCCGATTGCCGTCTCTGGAATGCTTTCCGGCAATATCGGCAACTCTGGCTTGGTGGCCATTGGATCAACCGTGTTTGCAGTCAAGAACCCGCTGTCGAAACCAACTAGAGTTACGTCGATTGAATAGACGAAGTGATCGCCGGTTGCACGGTCCAAGTCATTGAACCAGAGCCGCGACTTCCATGTGCCAGCATCGTTAAAGCACCCGTTGCGGTATGCAATTTCAGTGCCGGTCGTCCACAATGGAATTCGTGCACCCTTAGGTGACATACCCGAATGGCCGCTTTCAGGCGACTGATGATCTCCGACACGGCGATACCCCACGCTGTCCACCACGAATGCGGCAATCGACATAGTGGCGTTGCCCGTTGGCGATACCGACAAGTCAGACGATGGATCAACCACAACGTAAGGCGGCTCCCCGACGGCAGGGCACGGATTGGCCGTCCTGAATGTGCTGTCAGGGCCGAACGGTGCCAACGGGTAAGGCTGTGGCAGGCTTGCCGATGTGATGTCTGCCCAAGTGCGCGGGATTGCCGTTGTCGCACCTGTAATCGTCCACGGCCCCATGACGCCATAGGTGTTCTTGGTTGTGGGATCGACGCCAAAGTCTGTATTGCTTGCGCCTTGGAATGGTGTCGTCACACCCCATGCACCAGCGCCCCAGCCTATATCGATCCAATAGCACTGGTATGCGATATTCAAGCCGGTATCGACAAAGCCACGGTTCATGCGCTCAAGCCGCATGTTGACGAAGGTTTGCTCCCACGACACAGCGCCGATAAATGCACCCGTCGACGATCCTTGGTCACGCCCGATCCAGACGCTATCGTAGATGTAATAGACGAATGTGTAGTTTGAGATTGCATAGGCGGTGTGGCAGTTGATGCAGTGGAACCGCTTGAAAATGAACGGCGTCTTGTCGGTCCGGTCTGTGAACTGCTGGTGCGCTTTGAAAAACCCATCTTGGCAGCCATAGGCATGGTTGTCGAAGAAGTCGGGAACCTGCGCTTCTTCAACGCCGTATGTGTCGGCATCCAGCCCGTAATCTTGATCCACAAAGCTACTGCCGCCTTGTGTTATCGGATCACGATAGCGCAAACTGTGTTCATCGGGAATGCGCTTCAAGATATTCATGGCCTGTTGCAGATAGACCCAGCCAACCCTTGACGAATGCGCTGTGTTGCCTTGCTGCAAGATTTGGCGGGCTTGGTTCTCATAGGCCGCACCCATGTGCCCGTTATGGTTTTCCCATATCTCTTGGCGCTCACCCCATTCGTATATGAAGCCGTCACCACGCGCCCATGCCACCGTGTTGTTGATCCATTGGCCGGTTTCGTTGCCAAGTTCGCTTACAACGCCAGCGCCACGGACGTTGTAGACAACGCAATCTTCAATCGCTGCACGGCTATCGTGATGGGTAATTGCCCAGCCCGGTATCGGATATTCAGCAGGTGGTGCCCATGACGACACAGCCTTAAGCACAACCTGCTTGCGACCGAAGTAAGCGCCGGTCCGGTGAATGTGCCAAGGATAGCGGCCACGGACATTATTAACGTCAGTGATGGGCGTTGATGTGCCTGAACTGGCGTAGCGGATAACCCCGCCCGGATCAGCCAACGACGGGTCAGTGTCCGTGCGGCCCAAGTTCTTACCTTCGGCATAACGAATCTCAACATCGTCATGGAGCATGAACATCATGTGCGCGCGTTTTTGACGGACGGACAGATTAGCGCCTGACCAGATCGCGGTGTCGTTGCTGTCAGCCGTGCGGAAGCGGATCGAGTGCGTCAACATCGCCACGATTGGCTTTAGGTCAATCACTTCACCATGTGGCAAGGTGCGGGTGTAACGGTTGTGCGCATAGGTCAACGCACTGTTCAGTGTGACCGTGTTGCCGGAAATAGCCGTGATCGTGCGCACTTCGTCTTGACTGAGCATGTGTGTGCCACGAGTGCGGACAGTCGAGTTATAGGCATTAAAATGCTGATTTGGGCCAAGGTATTGCGTGTCTGTTCCGGATGTGCCCGCATACTCCGTAGCAGTGATAAGGATTTCGTCGCCAATCTGCCAACCTGTAGGCACATCGTCGAACGTGATCGTCGTTGCACCGGCTGCAATGGTATCAGTGGCAAACAGGCGCGAAGTCTTGGCAGCGCCTTGGATG